CTCTCTAAATAGGTACTGAGAGATTAGCAAGCGCGGTTGCATTGCAGAAACGATCACGTATTGGATCGCAGGCTCCACGAACGGCTTCAGCTCGGTACTAGTAATAACATCCTTTAGATGTCGTACGGAACCGTCTGGGGCTGTGCCGTGGTTTTGGAACGCATCAGCAAGATTCTGTACCCGACGCCGATTTGTCCAAGCCTTTTTCTGCTCCTCGTCCATTTGGATTACGCCAGCATATTTATATAGCTCATCCATGACTTGCTGTTCTGAAAGGAGTCTGTCAGCCATGATTAAAATTCCTCCGTCTTTCTTATTTGTTTATGCTGATTACCGAACATTAATCCACAGCGTGGCCCAACCAAACTGCCCTGCCCGGATAGCGTTTAGCACTAGCTGCCGGTTTAGGGTATTTCCTGGGTCCGTGGGTGTATATACACCGCCGGCCAGAATGGCAGCCCATACGAACCAGAATAGCTCGGCTTCAACGCCAGCAGTGTCGGTGCCCGTCATTCCGCTGCCCAGCATGGAATCATGCAGGTCATTTAGTGAATGGGGCTGTTTTGGATTTAATCCGTCTAGCGCACCCACGATCTGGTAAGGATCGGTGATGGGGGCTGTCGGGCAGTACGGGTTTCCTGCTAGGTCAGATACAACCTTCATACCGTTAGCTGTGGTTGCCGCGGCATCAAAGTAGAAGTAACGGAAGAATGGGTCTACCGCAAGCTTGGCACCTGTTACGGGTGTTAACCACTCCTTGCCCGCATTGGCGTAGTTTCCGTCAAAAGCCGCAACGTCTACGTACGGGTATACGACTTCCATCTGCTTGTAAACGTTAGTCAGAAGCTTGCCTTCTGGTTGATAGTTTAGGAATTGTCCGCGATAGTCTACGTAGATATCGTCCATAACAAGACCGATCGGAATGTTGGCAGGTAGTGTAATCGTATCACCTGCCGCTACGGCAGTACCGTCTGGCCGTAGTCGTCCCATGCTCACATCCAGCGCAGTCATTTCTAGGTCGGCTTGTGTTCCACCGTTGGCCGGTACTAGTAGCGAGTGTACATCAGAACCATAGGCATTGATGCTATTTTCTAATGTAATTGGCTGTACGGCACCGCCGTCAGCCGGCGTAAACAGCGCCCAAGCTTGATTGGTCGACCATGGAGCTTGGTTTCCATTAATTGCGTTAATGTTCTGCGCGGTTAGCATGTGTAGCGAAGACACGATACTGCCCTTTAGGATGCAAATACCCTCCCGCATTCTGCTCAGAGTATCAAAGTACTGCAAAGCAGGCAGCCAGCGGAACGGATAATATGGTACAGCGGGGGTCTCTTCGCTGGAAAGGGCGTGTGGCCCACGAATGTTTGATTCCAGCCATTGAGCACTAAGCTGTTTTAGATCCATCCGTGGAACAGCACCTGTCAGTGTGAAATGCTGACTCATGATCTAGGTTCCTCCATTGTTTCTTTGAGTGTTTAACATGTGATTATTTCGAGAATACCGATTCGATTGTTACCGGTTCTTTCGATGCGGCTGGTTTTGCGGCATCCGCATCTTTTACCTGGTTGCCAAACTCATCAGCTTCCAATTTTTCTACTGGTAATGGTTTGACTACTTCCACATTGGCAAGCTTCTCCAGTAGAGCATTTACGGGCTCTTCGGCTAATCGGATGCGAACCTTTTCGGTTCTTTCCTCTACCGACTCACCTACGCTTGGCGTGAGTAGTTCAGCAACAGGACCCTTGTTAGAAGCAAGGGATTTGGTAATGATTTGATCTACCAGAGCTTCTTTGTATTGTCTGTAATACTTAACGTTCTGGTCGGTCAGTGCAGCAGCCGTTTCTTTTGCGCCCGTTAGGGACTCATTAATTTTGCTAAGATCTTCGTCTTTCTTTGCCGCCTCTGCGGTCATAGTTTCAATCTTTTCGGTTAACTCCGCAACCTTAGCTTCTAGGCTTGCTACTTTCTGGGTTAGTGTATCTACGAGAGTAGTTTTCTCGGACAGAAGTCCTTCAATGTGCGATTTGACATCTGTTCTCTGCAGCAGCACATCTAGCGGTACATCCTTGGTTTCTGTCTCATCTTTGCTCTTTGTACATCCCAATGATTTTCCTTTGCGCATAATACAAGCATGGATTTTCTGCTTCGTGGCCTCTGAACCTTTGTACCGATTCAGTAGTCGCAGAGCAGCTGTATAATGTGCGCAATCATTGACTGGGAACGAACGGCCCGGGCCACAGAATGTTGATGCAGCCATATCCTTTCTCTGTGCCGCGGTTAGCTTAGCGTCTTTTTCTAGTAGGCCCTCAGCTACCAATTCGTCCTCCGTCTTCTCAAAGTGATCTTCCATTAGAAGCATCGCTTCCATAGAATCTTCCTCTGAGAAGGTCGACTCACAATAGTATTCGTGAATATACTTTGTTTCTGCCGAATCGACAAGCGGTTCAACTTGCTCTCCTAATTCATGTGTATGAGCAGCCAGCTTGACTGGATATTCCCTATTTTCTCCTAGTGGAGCGCTCCAATCTCTTACTGGGTAGCTTTCGGCAATTTTATTTGCTGTTACATCATGCGAGTGATCTGCAGCGTAGGAGGCATAGCCATTATTCGTTGCTGGGTCTAGAATAACTCTGTGGGTATGCCCTAATACTTCCGATGTTACATAGTGTATACGGTGAACTGCAGCATCAGCTTCTAGGAGTAGCTTCGCGTCGGTCGGCCAAAGTATTTTCACCTCTGTTGGTGTAGGAGTAATTTCACTCATAGGTTTGGCCGCCTCATCTCCAAGTGATAATATTTTTTGTGAATTGAAAATAAAGGTTTTCGGCGCGATCGCATCACCGTATAGCTTGCGCTCCATTCGCATCTTGGCTACATAGGTATACTCATCAGCCGGAGTGTTTACAATACCTAGGTGTTCGTAAGTTGTATCGCCAACTACTATATGACAACCGTTTCTACCTGGAATATGTTCGTGCTCAGCAGCTTCATCCATTGTCATTGTGGCGAAGTTGGCACCACAGACAGAGCAGTATGCTTCTTTTGTAGCAAATCCAACAGACACTGTTTGATATCTACCGTCTAACCATTTCTCAATTGCATCTTTATCTGCTACATAAAAACCGGCATAGATGTGCCCACTAGGCTTATTGGTCGGCTGGAACGTCTTCAGGAACTTAAGAATACCTTCTTTATCTGCTCCCTGAATGTTTTCAGAAATGCCAATACCTGGTTCGGCTTTGAACTCGGCAGCATACATGCGACCAATAGGCTCTTGGCTCGAAATATCATGAGTACAGATGACCGGCTTGGGGTAGGGCTTTAGCCACGTATCAACTGATTTCTGCATAGCTGAGCCTAGATACCGTCTGTGGTTTAGATTGACAAAGTCGGAATGCGTAATAGCCATTTCGATGGCTAGTGTGTCCCGAAGGCCAGCGCCGATATCATCAGCTAGTGTCTTTCTGGCTAAGTCAACCTTTATGTCTGATGTAGAAACTTCTACGGCATCAGAGAACAACCACATGCCGCGTTTTTCATCATATCTCATCATATTAATCTCCAATAGGGGCATTATCTATTATGTATGATTATACCACATTTCAGTTCTAAATACCAAAATACCTTCAACCCATTCCGTAGGGTAGACTTATAGTAGCTACCCTACGGAAGGTTCTGTGTGCTACTGAGGATCGGCTGTTTTTGGGATTTTCTTGAACTTGACCGCAATGGCAGCAGCAAAACCGCTAACCGCACCGGCCAGTGCAAAGCCCCACCATGTAATCCCAACAAAATCTGTGAAGTCGTAACCATGTTGTAGTAAGAATTCTACGCCACCGGCTACAATAAGTAGCTTACAGACTAGGCCGCAAATAGTTCCAACTACTAGGGTTAGTACCTCTGTCTTCCAACCGCCCAGTAAAACCTTCTGAATAAAGACGGAGAGTTTGTCCGTCTTGCCTTCGACATTCTTCTTAATCTTGTCGATTGCCCAGAAGGTAATGCCGCCTATCAGAACAGCTAGACCAATTAGTGTTAAAAACATTTTATTCTCCTTATTAAATTAGGTGCACGACGAGGATTTCGTTATCCACAACGAGCTCCATTAGTTTGTCGTATTCCTTATGATCTGGATCATTAAGGATGGTAATGCAACCGTGCGAAAAGTCCCATGAAATTCCGCCGGCGTGAATTTGTACATGTGCTATAACCTTCTTTTTTCCGTGATTTGGATTTGGAATAGTAGAAGGAAGCGTGAGCATTGCTTCTGTCAGAAACGAATCATCTTTGATTTTAGAGATATCCGTAGTGCCAGAAAATAATTTTATTACACGCTTTTTATTGCTTCTATAACCAACAATACCGTAATATAAACCTGGTGCAAGAATACCACCTTTATAATTTTTGGTAGAGTCAGTGTTAACATCATATGTTGTATATAGTTCCTCACCGGACTCTGCAAATAAAGTAAGGGAGGAGTCATACACATCACCATTAGTACAGGTATAACCTGTACCATCTTTGCCACGATAAATTTCTATCTTTTTCATTATCATGCTCTTCCCTTCCCAGTAGTAAGGCTGGCTGAGCGTGCTGTCGCTATTCACCAAAGTACCTGCTTCTGCAAATACCCACCGGAATTGAACCGGCCCTTCTCTAAGCCGCCTTATCTTTTAGTTTACCGCCAGTTGTATGTCTGCTTGTATACGTCTGTAGAGTCTCTCTTTGAGATTGTGATCGCTCTCCAGCGCCAACAGGTTTGGGCTATCAGATAGTGATAGGGTAGGGTTTCTAGCGAGTCGGCTGCATTACTAACCTCTGTTGTGTAGGTTATTGTGTCGATGTCTCGCGGTCCGCTATTGTTGTAGCGGGATTGGTACTGGATAAGGGTGGTTAACTGCGGACGCGGTGTGCTTACGGTTATAGCATACCGTGAAAGCCACGTCATTCCGTAGCTTTGTCCCGCTTGCCATGCCGTTGTATCGGCATCCAGTGAATCTAGCCGGACTACATTCCAGTTGAAAACCACTACCGGCTTTACGCTTTGGGCTGATGCTATACCACATAGCAGCGCTACCATGATGATAGCTAGAAGGAATCGCTTCATTTCTCTTTCTCCTATAGGATTTAGTTGTGGTTCCGACGCAGTCGACTGCGCCATTTATTGCTGGTTGTATATCGTACTTAATACGATATCATGCACGTCGTTGTAGGCCATCTCTTTCGTGGCGGTTGATTCTGCTACTCTGAGAAGTACTTCACATGCATGTAGTTTTGGTAGAAGTGGTGCTATATCGATTTCTGGTAGCCGCCTCTTTATCACTTCTAGCCAGTGTTCCATTGTGGTTCCGTTGCTGGTTTCATTAATAATTTCTTCGTGATCATCTCGCTTCGCGGCGCGCGAAGGCCTTGAGAATTTACCGTGTTGATTTTGCGGTGCAGTAATAGAGCGTACTTTATTTAGGGCTGCCGCTCCATTTGGTCCGTCTGCGCCGCCCCCAAGTGCGGTGGCATGCCCTTTTGCCTCAATTGTAGGCACTGTGACTCTTGCCAAGAACATGTCGCCCCGTTCGTCGTCTTCCAGCGGGTCTCTTCCTAAGTATGAGCGCCGCAGATCTGATTCGGTTATTCCACCACCTTCGTATAACATCAATCCGTGTACTTGGTTTGCGCGTTCTGATGCAGCATCAATTTCTGGAATATATAGTTTTACTGTGTGGTAGTCATCGAAAATATCCACTCCGCCTTCTAGTAGTAGTTCGTTTATCATGCAGCTATTAATTGTTTCAGCGATTGTCTTTTGTAATAATCTAGTAGTTTGCTGCATTTCATTAGCAATAACCAACGAAGTATCTCTATTAGATGTGCCGGATTCGCCCATAAGCACCGGGGACACACCAAGCCCAGAAAGAACACGCTGTCTGTAGTAGCTAATAAATTCTAAGATAGAGGTAATTTCACTGTCGGCTTGTTTAATTTCTATCGTACAGCGTTCATTGGTTACTAAAGAACCATGCGCTAACATGTTGTTGACCTTAGATTCTAAATCATCAACTTCTGCGGGGCTTCCGGTTAGTTCTTTGGTTCCGGCTATAAAGTGATAGATCGGAATAGACGCTTGGAACGCTATAATTTCTGCGGTCTCTTCCAGTCTACGCAATGCTGCGATATCGTCCATAACTGGTATGACCATAGGCGTTCCTTCGCTAAAGCCGGCTTGACGGTGGAACGTAATATGAATCATATCTTCCGGAGATATTTCTTGGTATGGGGATGTGTAGTTATAACCGTCTGGGCTGAAATATATACTACCACCACCATTAATAGCGAGCTTACCTTTTAACTCCTGTATGTACTTTAAGGGTTTGCCGTATGGATTACGGACGGTCTTGATAGATGGGGCGTCTAAAACAACATAGGCGGCAACCGGGTTTACTGTTTTGGCACCAACCTTACGGACCTGTCCGCCAGAAGAATCTCTTTTGCGCAGCTTTTGGATGTACACATTAGAATATACTACGGCTTGTATTGCAATGTCCGTAAATAATTCATGCGTGGTTACATCAGAAACGTAAGAGATTTGCTTGAATCTGGTCTTTATATAATCGGCGGTCTTTTTATTCTTAGAGACAAATTCCCAGCCTCGGCTCCATATTTGCTCTACATACTTCCAACAAGTTTTTGAGAATAATGATTCAATGTCAAGCAACGCTCGTACTGCTTCATAGTCATACAGTGGAGATACGGGCAACTGTTTTGGGTCATTACTTCTTCCACCGTCATAGCGTAACCCTATCATGTTTGCCTTCACCCTGGTTTCAAGAGCAGGATCAAGTTTGCGGGCCTGTGGTGCGCGCTTTGCTAGTGCTGCATCTTGTGCAGCAACATTCTTGATTAACCCACCTATTACTGGCATATTATTTAGCCTCCTGCTCTATCGAAGAAATTTGTCTTAGCCTCTCCTCTACCTCTATCCGTTCCGTCGGACTTAGCTTGCTCATGCAACTATCCATGTCTGCCGAAAACTTGATGTCTGAATCAGATAGAACCTTGGACATTTGCCGCATATTATTAGCAAGAACTCCAGTATCTCTTCCCATAGCCAGAGCTACCTGATCGGCAGAGTAGTGCATATAACTAGATAGAAAGTCTATCATCTCATTTGAAGATATGGGACCGTTGGTACCATAATTTCCCATTAAGACTTGGGCTTTGGCGGCAACTGTTTCTGCTGAGGCTTTATCGGACCCGTCTTTATTGGTTTGGTCGGTGTCGGTCCCTGTGCCGGACGGGCCCCCATTCGTGGAATGGTCCCCCGGAAATGGAGCTGGCAAGCCATTATAATTTTGATCCTGTGCTATTCCATCTTTGCAGATGAGTTCATATGATAGAGCGTGGTCTAGTGCATCAAGCATTCTTGATACGCAGTCCAGCCAATTATTAAAACCGCTTTGTTCAACTACCCACTTTGTTTTTTCAATATGCTTCCGCTGTGCTAGAAGCATATCACGTATATAGTCTAGTAGATCTTGTTCGAACAACTCCAAACCGCCGGTGATACTAAAGATAAACGCTTTGAATGGAAGACAGTTCGCCCTCTTACCCAGCCCTCTGTCTAATTTCATGTGGTCTTCTAGCCAGTTTCTGACCCACTCAATCCCGGATTTGGCGAGGGCCTCTAAAATGCCTACTACTACAGTAACGGCTACATTCCATAACATCTTTCCTAAGTCTTTTAGGCTGGCTAGAAAGTCGTCTTGGATACCTTTGCCTTTATTTTTTAGTATTGCAATAATGAGCCTAAAGAGTTTTATCCAAGGTCTCCACTTCATACCTGTTATGGCTGCATTTTGTACGAAGCAGCATAGAACAGTACGATCGTTAACCCAGTTCTTTATATCGTTGCCTAGAACTAATAGTAAGTTTTTTACATCACCAAGATAGGCTTTATAGAGTTTGGCAGATTTGCTTAGCTTTGGTATGCTTTTCCCGAGCTTTACATACCGCTTTGTTTCAAGCATCTGCGACTTTGCCGGCTGATCGTTGATGGTGTTGACCATATCCATATAGTCTTTATATAGACCTTCTAATGACTTACCTACAAAACCTATAGTGTGGTCATCTACTTTTTTACCCATACCTTCTATCCATTTACTGGCGGCCCCTTGTTCGCCCGTAGTATTAAAGGTGGCAACATCCAGTAATTCGGCTGCAGCTATGAACGTAGCTTTTGTAACCGATTTCGTCGCCTCATATCCCTCCTTGATGGACCCCAAGGATCTAT